TCTCATAGTTAATGTAGTTGCATTACCACCAAAGTAGTTAGTACTTAAAGTAGGACTAAATCCCATACTACCAGTTATTTGTGGTACATTAAAAGGATTTAATGCTATATTACCAGGGCCTAAGTATCTTTTAAATCCTGCAGTTGGTGCTTGTGCGTTAACAAATATATTATTACTACCTGATAATATTGTATCAGGTGTATTGCTATTATTTTTAAATATTAAGTTTACTAATGCATTTGATGATGCGCTTATATGTGAAGATGCAGATGTAAATGATTTTGCTACTAACATTAAACTACCCGATGTAGATACTAATGATGATGCGTTCAATGCTGCATCTTGGAATGTTTGTATGCCTGTAAATACATTACTACCTGTTGTTGCAAAACTTCCTGTTAATGCACCTAATGTTGCATCTTTTGTTTCTTGTGAAGCAGTAAATGCGTTTAAAGATGCAGTTACATTTGCTAATGTAATATTCTTTGTATCTTGTGATGCCGTATATGAATTAAACGATGAAGTAGTTACAAATGAGCCAGTATCTATGGTTGGTGTTGAAGTAGTACTACCTGATACTACATATAATGTATTAGGATTTGTTAACGAACCACTAACTAATCCTGCATATGATGCCGATGTTAAAGTTACTATTTGTTGAACTGGCGGAATATTTGTGTATATATCAGTTAAATTTGTAATCAAACTACCAGAGAATGATGAACTTAATATAGTAGGTGCAGAGCCTGTAAATGATACTGCTCCACTAAATGAGTTTGTACCAAAGAATGCATTACTACCTGTTGTTGCAAAAGAACCTGTATTTATTGTTGTACCGAATGAAGATGTAGCAACTAATGTAGTTATATTACTACCATTACCTACTAATACATATCCATTTTGTAATGATGCAGTTAGTGTTCCAGTTAAGTTTAAACTACTTGCACTAATAAATCCAGATGAAGTTATATTGTTTACTAATAATAAGTCTTGATTTGGATTGTATTTTATTCCACCATCAACATATATTGCTTGAGTGCCTGTTGAATTATCTACAAATGTCACAAAGTGTTGTATGTTTTGCGTTGATATAGAAGTAGATACTGCTAATGCTACCGATGCTGTTGCAACAGACATTGAACTAGTCTGTGCACTAGTTATATAACTTCCAGTTTGTCCACCTAATGTATTCCATTTAGTATCATTAGATTGAGTATATGCGTTGAATGAAGAAGTTTGTAAAAATCCTAATCCTACTATCTGTGCACTACCTGAAACTGTACCTGTTGGAACACCACTTCCACTAACATCAGGTATTACTATACCAAATGTTGTACCATCTCCTTTTCTGAATGTAAGAGTATTAACACTAAATGAAGCAGTTGTTAATCCCAAACTTGCAGAAGTAAATAAAGATGCAGTTGCACTATTCAATGATGCAGTACTTGCTCCTACTGCCGTAAATCTTGTTTCAACAGATGCCGTATAAGTTGCTAATGTTGAATCCTTTGTTATTTGAGATGCACTAAATGCGTTCAATGATGAAGTACTTGCACCAATAGCAATGTTTACGTTTGCTTGTGAAGCAGTAAATGCGTTTAATGATGCAGTTGCTGCATTCAAAGCACTTATATCAGTTGTACCACCACCACTACCAGTATTAACTGTAATAGCAAATGTTGTTTTATCACCCTTAGTAAATGTAATTGTATTTAGATTTACCGATGCAGTTGTTAATCCTAAACTTGCAGAAGTAAATAAAGATGCAGTTGCACTATTCAATGATGCAGTACTTGCACTTACTGCAGTAAATTTAGTATCCACACTCGCAGTATAAGTTGCTAATGTTGAGTTCTTTGTATCTTGTGAAGCAGTATAAGATTGAAATGAAGATGTTTGTAAGAATCCTAATTGAACAATCTGTGCTGAGCCTGAAACAGTTCCTGGTGTTACACTACCACTTGCTGCTACTGATAAATTAAATGTTGTTCCATCACCTTTAGTGAATGTTATAACATTTATTGCAACACTTGCAGTTACTAATGAACTTGCAGTAATTGCTGAAGTTACATATGAACCTGTCTGTCCTCCTATTGTAGCAAACTTTGTTGCAAATACCGAATTAGATACTGCCGAATTACTTGCCGAAGTAATTAAAGAAGATGTTATAGAAGCAAGTGTTGAGTTTTGTGTTGCTTGAGATGAAGTAAAAGCGTTTAATGATGCAGTTGCTGCATTCAAAGCACTTATATCTGTTGTTCCTCCTCCTCCACTACCTGTGTTAACTGTAATAGCAAACGTAGAACTATCTTGCTTTGTAAATGTAATTGTATTTAGATTTACCGATGCCGTTGTTAATAACGAACCTGTAATTCCACCCAATGTTGCATTCTTTGTATTCTGTGATGAAGTAAATGCGTTAACAGATGCAGTTGTTGCAAAACTACCTGTATCTAAACTATCCACTAACGTATCTATCGTTTGTGTATTATAATTACGAAGTATTGCAGGAGTAATCGCTTCCGTTGATTGGTCTGGAAACGAACTCTGATTTAATGCTTCTAATTGTGCTTTTGTTAAAATCGCCATATTGCTAATTTATTTATTATTCATTTACAAATCTTTGGAATCCTAATGAGAAACCAGCAGAGAAACCTGGTGTTATACGGAAACCTGTTCCTTGTATATTACCTATACCTTGTGCCATAAGAGCACCATTACAACAATCTCTTCCGTATCTATTTTCATTTAGACACAAACATCCCCTACGATTATTCTTTGGAGATGAAAGACCTTGTGTAGGACCTATATAGATTCCACTAGCATTCTCTCTGTTTACAGAATAACGTAAGTTTCCATTGCGTGAATTACTCCATTTAGCCATCAGTATTGTTTATTAGTATTAACAACAAAAGTAGGATAAATCATTATCCCACCTTCTTTAAAGATTCTTTATGCATTAAGTTCTGTAATGTATTGTAATCTGAATGATATGATAAGAAGAATAAACACTTCTCCAATGGTTGTTTAACTACTTCATCTATTTTAAGGAGGTTTCCACCGCAAAGAGTGATGACTGATTGATAACTTCCCCACTTGCGGCCAAAATTGATTTGATGTTGGGAGGAATCTCCTGATGTTTGTGAATCAAAGATTTCAGGGTATTTTTCAATAAGGCCTTTGATAAATTGATAAAAAAAAACAGAGCTCCAAAATGTATCTCCATATTTATATCTCTCCAATGTTCTGAAGGTTCATTACCTGTATATTGTTCTAACTCATATAATTTACCTACTTTCTTTTTAACAGGTCTGTATAGTATAGACATTACCTTTTCCCAATTCTCATCTATTGTCAGCTCATTATATTTTGATATATCTACATACGCACCATAAGCAATCTGTGATAAGTTTGGTTCAAATCCATACTCTACACCATTTACATTTACAAATTGTTTTAATTGAAAATCTTGTCTTGCTATAAATGAAAGTAATTGTTCTTTTATCTTAATGAATGTAGATGTATCTATCTTTTGCATTATACCTGGCTCCACATTACATAGGTGATAAAATAAAGTTGCTAATTTAGCTTCTTCATTATCACTATATACCTTTAAATCCTTTTGTAATTTTAAGAACTTTGTTAGTGTTATTGCTGAATAATCATTGGGTACTTTTATTTCTAATATTTGTTTCATAGTTTACAATTGTTAATTTACATTTGTTAATTGCTTTATGTAAAGAGATAACCTCTTTACCTTTGCTTCTTCATTATCTAATTTAGCTTGCATCAATACAATACCTGCTCTTAAATCTTCGTTAATATCATTCATCTCTTTTACATATCGTAATAAATCTCTTACTTCTTCTGATGTATATATTTGTTCCATTAGTATTTGTAGTTTCCTATTGATATTGCGTACTTTCCTTTTGCTTGTGCTTTAACTGATAACTTCATCATACATGCATACCTTGCAGCATCTATTAAGTGGTCTAATCCTCCTTCAGGTCTATCAGTTACATAACCATACTTATCCGTTATGTATTGGTAGGCATACATCTCATTGATTAGATTCTGTGATGATTTAAGAATCTTAATCTTATAATTCTGCATTACACCTATTCCAAATCTGATACTATCTGGTCCTTTAACAACTGCTTTGATGTTGAATCCACTTCGGTAGATTTCTTCAATGAGTCTTGGTTCTGCACTATCACAGAAGATTTCGTGTGATTTGTCAATTTGTAATCGTTTAAGCCTGTCAATGATGTCAGAAGTAACGAGCTTTGTTTCGTAAAGTAGTTCTTCCAAATGTAGTTCATTATCTTTCTTGTATATTGCAACCAATGCAGAGGGGTCAGAACTATAGCCAACATCAAAGCCAAAGGCAACAAACTCACCATCAGTATCATCAATAATGTCAAACTGAAATACAGCTTTATCATTAGGGGCAAATTCACCTTTTCCATATATTTTCCAGTATTTAGGGTTTTTAATTTCTAATTCTTCAATAGCATCTACCATATCTTTAGGTAGGTATGTATTGTCTTTGTATGTTGTAACGTATCTCTCACAATCTTGCATCTGTCTTAACCAATGATACGGTGATACAGTTGGGTTGTAAGCTAATATTATTTTACCTGATGTCCGAACTGATAACTGAAAATAAGATTCCTCATCTATCTCTGATGCTTCATCTATAAAAAGAATATCTGATTTAAGACCTCTTAACTTTTCGGGGTCATCTGAGTTAATAAACTGAATGGTTGATTCACCTATAGTATAGATTCTATCTGTTATGTTGAAATTATCTTCTCTCCATATTCCCAAATTAGATACTATATCTTTAAAGTCTTTGATTACAGTACGTTTAAGAGATGGGATAGTTCTTCGTACCACCGTTATAGTTTGCTTTGATTCTAGCCCCTTTACAATGAGAAACTGCAGTATTGCGTAAGTCTTACCAGAACGAGTTCCACCAATACATTGTATAACTCTGCTTTGTGATTCTAACAGATGCTCAAACGTAACTGTGGTATCAATGGTTATCTCCACTACCTGATTTGTTTATGTTAATACTAATCTGTTGTATCCTCTGGTCTATCTCAGCTTTCATTTCAATAGATGATTTCTTTGGTACAATATATTCTAATAATTTAAGATATAACTTTGCAGCTTCTAATGGGTCTTCTTTCCGTATCTTATCTAAATCTTCTGATATATTATCTAATCCTCTATTAGCTAATCTTGCAATAGTCAGCTTTGCCTGTTCTGTACTTCTGTTTAATCCACCAGAAGGCCTTCCCTTTCCTAATTTGTTTCCTTTTTCAAATGGCATAATATGTTTCGTTATGTTATTTTAACATTATTATTTTGATTTGTAGTTAATGCATCAATGCCCATACCTTTTCGTCTGTATCATAAGCAACCAACTTAAAGTCATCTTTTTTTATTAACGTCAGTAATATAATACCGAATAAAGGTCTTAAATCATCTACCAATACTTCATCTATATCTTTAAAGTAATTCCATTCTATTTCTATGTTAGGTATCATACATCAAACCAGGATTTGTTTTCGTTAAGTTTTCTTTCGTTTTCATACTCTGCTTTAACTTTTGGTAAAGCATCTTTACTTTTACTTTCTTGGTCTCTTCTATCGTATATCCAAACTAAGATTTCTTTTTCGTTCTCTTCCATATAATCCAACCTTTCTTTATAGAACTCTCTCCATTGGTTTCTATCTTCCATATTATGTAGGAGTTTCCTTCTATCCGAAAATCTTTTTAATCTTTCATTATCACTATATGGATAAGGTGCTTTATACCTTTCATCTTCTGGTAGTTCTTCTACTATCTTTCTTGCATATGCTTTTTGATAATCTCTTCTACATTTGTAGCATATATTAGATGATTTCTCATTTTCTTTTAATACAAAATCTTTACTACACTTTATACACTTTCTATTGCGGGTTATCATTGAATGGATTTTCTAATAACTGATTGAGATGTTCTTTAATCTTTTTACAAGCCAAATACGTTGTAGATTTGCTTATCTTTATATCTCTTGCTACTTCATCTAATGTCTTATCACTAAGTGAGTACAACTGAAATATCTTACTACTTGCCCACATTTTTGTTGATTCTAATCTTTTAAGTTCTCTTATCACATCATCGTATGCAGTTTGAATTGCTAAATCTTTTTCTATATCGTATTCTATATCTTCTTCATTCTTGTCAAAAATTTTATCAACGTATATTGTCCGATTTAGTTTTTTTGTTTTGTTAAGATACCTACATTTAAGATATTTAGAACAATACATTATATTATAAGAATCACCCCAAAATAATTTAGGGTTTTTCTTATTATGAAGCCATTCATAGAGTTCACTTACTAAATCTTCTGCTTCTAATTTGTTTTTAGTTACTTTATATGATGCTTGTAATAACCATTTGTGATGTTCGGTGTATAGATTAGTTAATCTTCTTTCACACTCTCTACTTAAACTACTGGTTACTTCATTCATATTAAATCCCTTTAGAATTAACCCACTCTCTAAGAAACTCAACACATCCTATCCAATGAGATGCTGCTGATTGACAAGCACAGGGTCTTGGTTGATTAACTCCTCTAATATAATTATACTTATCCCAAAGATATGCTAATCTATTTTCTGGCAAATTAACTCCAATGGTTTCTAATATTCCTTTTAATTCCCAAAACTCATCATAGGTGAGTGGTAGAAAATAATGCTCAGGTGATATTGTTGTTGTTACTGCTTCCATCTTACTTTACTTTTTTTAACTTTGGTAAATTCATTTGCTTTGATTCTGCCGGTCTTTCTTGATTTAAATGAATAGGATTATCTAAATTAAGAAATGCTTTAACCTGCTCAAAGTGTGGGTGGTTAGCAGGGAAGCTAATCCCCATAGATGCTAAGATTAAAACCAAATCATTTACTGATGCTATCTTAGTGAAATCTACTAAGTATAATGCGTTTGGATTTATAGGTGGTTTACCATCTAATGTTCCTTTTTCTATTTTAAATTGTGTGTTCATAACTTACTGTTTGTTTAATTTAGTTTCAAAATCTCTTACTTCTTTAATCTTTTGTAATCTTTCATTTAATTCTTTTTGAGTCATTGGGAAATCTTCATCCAATAAAGTTACCCCTCTTTCTAATAGAATTTCAAACAAGTCCCATTTGTTCCATATTTGATAATTCCTTGTATCATTTAATTGGATAAGATACCAATCCTTTTCAATCTCTCTTACTACTGTTACCATAATTTTATTTGTTTTTCTTTACAACCGAATAGTTTGTTTAGGTATATCCTTCTTGCTTCGCAACCACAATCATCACTATCAAATAATTTTTTTGCTACGAAACTGGCGAACTCTTTCCCCCAGCCCCCTGTGATAATGTTGATGAATCCTTCAACTACATTACCTACTTTGATTATACAAATCATTTTCTTAAATGTTTTTTAACTAATATACTAACTAACGAACCTATCTTAAATCCGTTTTTCTTACAATGTTCTCTCAATGCCTGATGTATCTCTGCAGGTATCTGAATCATTGCATACTTCTTTTCTTCTTTCATAACTACTTTGTTTTTATATTTAATGATTTTCCTAATTCTTGAAATGATTTAATAAATGCAGTTTCTACAAATGCTAATTGTTTTGTATCACATCCTTCCAATTCAAGCACTACTTTGAATTCGTGATTTTTAATTCCATACTTTCTGAATGATTGGTGCAATAAAGGTAATGGGTGTGCTTTACCTTTTTCTGCTTTTTGGAAATGTCTTCTATGTTCAGCTGCTCTTATGGTTAAGAATGCTTCAGTTCTTCCAATATAAAAAAATCCATCAGGGTTCTTTATTGAATAAATTATTGGTGATTTATCTGCTTTACGATATTTTTTTACTATCTCATAAAATGCTTGAGGATTATCTCTTTGCCATTCTGCATGGTGTTCAGGATTGATTTCCTTTCTGAATTTTAGATTATCTTTTGAATTGCAGGATTTACATTTTGGTTGTAATCCATTCTTTGCTGAACTACATTTTGAGTATTGTGATTCTGCTTTTGATTTATCACATTGTTTACATTTTATCATATTGCCATTTATTTATAGTATTCTTTACAATTATAAATATTAAAAAGATTTTCCAAAACGTTATTTTGAGTAAATATATTTTATTTATTTTATAATCCAAAGTATCTATACCATGCAGCACTATCCTTTGCTAACTCAGAACCAAATCTTGCATCTTCTGATATTTTATGATTCTCATCTACTATGATACCTTCAACGTGTTGTATCTTTACTTTTTTTATTTCTGATTTGATGTCCTCTACATCAAAAAACTTACTAGGCAAATATTCCATTTTTATATTGATTTAATTGATTTTTAAAATTCTTTTGTGCTGATGTATCAGTAGGTAAATATAATTGTATTAAGTTATCAAAACCACCATAATCTTCATCTATTTCTCTGATTACTGATTGAAACTTAAATCTACTATCTACTGCTATAAACTTATCAATAATTCTTTCTAACATAGGTCTTGTTATTTCATAATCTGATTCATCAATCATATAATCAACATCAGTATTTTCAATTTCAATTAATGGCTCAGCATTATATACAGTAAATAATTTAGCTTTAACATTATCATTTATATTGTCATTAACCTTACCATTATTATTTACATTATGATTTACATTATCATTTACATTTACATTAAGCTTGTTTTGTTCAACCAACGATTGTTTAGGTTGTTCTTCGGTTGTTTTAGGTTGTTTTGATGCATTCTTATTACCTTTAGGTGCACCACCTTTAGCTCCATTTTCTTTTGATGTTTGATATCTTCTATCATTATCATATAAATTATATTCAATTGATTTCCAAAACATTTCCAGCATTGGTGTATCTAATATAATTTCTTCATCATTATGAAACTTAAAAAGGTTTAACATAAATTGTGATTTTTCTGAATCGGTTAATAGTTCAAAAGCAGTTCTCCAACTTTTATAAACTATAAATGATTTTTTATCATTTGCCATAATCTTTAAATAAAAAACCCCATTGAAATTAGTAGTAGGAATACTAACTTCTCAGGGGTTTGTTTTGGAATTTCTTCCTTTATCTTATATAGATGTTCCTACCATCTATTCTTTTTCTGATTTGATATTACAAATATACGAAAACTATTTCACAATTCCAAATGATTTATAAAATATATTTTAGGTAATTTGTATACACATATATATCAAAAGAAAATCCCAAAACGTAATTTTGATAAAAATATTTTACAATAAAAAACCCTACCTCCAAAGGAAACAGGGTTTTACACTACACATACTATTGAATGGCAATCCAATATTACTTTATCTTTATTCTTTACTTCCGTATTTCGCTTTGATTGCTCCACATATTTTAGGTGCTGCTTCTGCATCATATCTTTCTGTCATATCAGCAATACATTGTTCCCAAGGGTAATCTGCTAAATTAATTCCTGCTTCTATAGGACCTCTACAATCAGGTACTTCTTTACCATCTAATATCTTAGTACCTACCTGTATGTATCCTTCCCAACAAGCATCAGAGTTTATTCCTAAATTAATTAGATTGATACCTTTGAAATCTGTATTATAGGCAATTTTTGCCATAACTCTACCATTAGTATCTTTAACTTTACTCATCATATCTTGTCTATAATTAGAGTAACAGATAGCCGCTGCTTGAGATTGTTCTCTTCCGTTTTTAATTTCTTCTGCTATACAATATCCTAAATAATGCTCTTCTGATTCACCTGATTTTGGCATATCAACTTTCATTATTTGTTTTTTTAATCCCATATTTACTTTGTTTTCGTAATAATCTGCACAATGTGATGCTGCTTGTTGTTGGTCGTATGTATCAGGATATAAAGAAGGGATACATCTTGCAATGTAATGCTCTTCACCTTCTCCTTTATTTACTGATGGTAGGTTATCTAATATCTTTTGCTCATCAGATACATTTTGGTTGTTTGCTAGGTTTATATTCATGTTAATTTACATAATAAGTAATACCATCTTTCTTTAATTTGGTTACGTTATCCCAAACAATTGTTCTGAAATCATCTACAGAGAAATCATAAAGTACCATATATCCTTTTGCTTCGTAATCATAAACTGCATCTCCCGAAGGACCTGCAATTGATTCCATTTCTCTACCACTTATCTTTCCTGCGTATAATTTATCAGAC